ATGGATAAGATTGGTGAATTGGACATAAAGGGTCAGCTGGTAGAGCGGTTACCTTTTGAGATGGTTTGGATAGATATTGATGGTAATTTAATTTATTGCAATGCAAAGTTTCGTGAGACAATAGAGTATAATAAAAAAGAATGTGAAATGCTATCAATTCCTGATATCAATATTACTGTCACCCCTGAAAGTTGGAAAAATCATTGGGAGGAAGTCCACAAGAAAGGGAGTCTTCGTTTCAATGTTACCCACAAAACCAAGGGAGGTAAATTTTATGAAGCTGAGGTTCTGGCTCAGTCTTTCTCATATAATGGAACAAAATTTATTTGTGCAATAGTAAATGATATAGTAGTATCGAGCTTTTATAAAAAGTTAATTGATAACACCCAAACGATTGCAAATATTGGAGGTTGGGAGTTGAACTTACAGGATGGATCTATTTTAGCAACCACTGGTGCTCTAAAAATTTTTAACACCACTGACTCGCAAGATTTAACTCCCTCTAAAATTGTTCATAAATTTAAAGACAGTGAAAAGTTCAAATCATTACTTGGAAAAGTAATCAGGAATGCCCATGTTTTTGATGAAATTTTTGAAAGTAAAGCCTCACCACCTAGATATATTAGAGTTATCGCCAAACCTGTTTTGAAGGGCGATAAAATTTATAAAGTGTTAGGGATTTATCAAGATGTCACCGAGACAAAACACAAAGAAAGCAATTTATCACTATATAAAAATATCATTGACAATGTGCAAGATTTGATTTATGTCTATAATATAAAAGGAGACCTCTTGCATTATAGTAAATCTTTAATTGATAAGTTAGGATTTTCTAAAAAAGAACTTGATAAAATGAGCATGTTTGAACTGGATACAATGGTTTCAGCAGATTTCTATGATGCTCATTTTGAAAATATTGAAAAAATAGGGTTTCAACGGTTTGATTGGTCTATCGAAAGAAAAGATCGGACTCAATTCCCCGTAGAAATAATTTCTAATCATTTAAAATATAAGGGAGAAAATTATGTCTGTTCTGTTGTCCGAGATATTACAACCCAAAAAGAGCAGGGCCTAAAGCTGTATGAGGCATTGGAGGAGATCAAGTCACTAAAAGATCGACTTGAAAATGAGAATGAATATCTACAGGAAGAAATAAGCAGGAAGATTAATTCGGATAATATTATCTGTAAAAGTAAAGCTTATGAAAAGGTTTTAGAACAGGTAAATCAAGTAGCCCCCACGACTGCTACCGTACTAATTACTGGTGAATCTGGAACAGGCAAGGAATTATTAGCCACTGCGATACATTCTAATAGTCTAAGAAAAAAAAGACCACTTATAAAAGTGAATTGTGCTACCTTACCCAACGAACTTATAGAAAGTGAACTCTTTGGTCATAAAAAAGGTGCTTTTACAGGTGCTGTAACAGATAAGCAAGGGAAATTTACGCTTGCTGATGGAGGAACAATTTTTCTCGATGAAATAGGAGAATTGTCTTTAAAGCTTCAATCTAAACTTTTAAGAGTTTTGCAAGAAGGTGAATATGATGAACTAGGTGGCATTAAAACACTAAAAGTTGATGTTCGAATAATTGCTGCAACTAATAGAGATTTAAAGGAAATGCTAAGCAAAGGTAAGTTTAGAGAGGATCTTTATTACCGCTTGAATGTATTTCCAATATATAATATACCACTACGCGCTCGCAAAGGAGACATACCTCTTTTAGCACAATTCTTTTTGGAAAAATATTCGATAAAAGCAGGTAAGTCATTTAAACGATTATCAAAAAAAACTCTTAAAATTTTGATGGAATATAATTTTCCAGGCAATATAAGAGAATTGGAAAATTTAATAGAGCGCGCAGTAATAGTAGAGAATGGAACAACTTTGAAACCAGGAAGTTGGATGCCTGATAAAGATGTTATAATAAGCCCTAACGATTTTAAATCTTTTGAAGCAAAGCAAAGAGATTATATAATTGAAGTGCTTGATTATACCAATTGGCGAGTTAGTGGGCCAAATGGCGCCGCAACAATTTTACAGATGAAAGATAAGACACTATTTGCTAAAATGAAAAGGCTTGGAATTGAAAAGAAAATAATTCTTAAAGCTTAAAAAACTATAGTCAACAAAAAAGTACAAAAATAAATAGTGGCTTAAGCTTTTAAATCAAAGCCGTTTTTTGATCTTTACAGTCGGCTCTAAGCGGAAAAGGTATGTATTTCAAAATCTGCTAATATTCTTAAGGTGATCCAAGTAATAAACGTATCTGCAATTCTGTCACTCTATTTTCCAGCGCATTTATCACACAGTCATGCGCCCTCCATCCGTTAAAAGCAATTGTAATGCTTTTAGCAGTCCTTGAAACTAATAAGATCCTTTTCATTTCATGCAGTTGTTCATACATAACTTTCATACCAATTAATTCCACCTTCACCAAATTCTCTTCGCAATCTCACGCTCCTCTAACTCCATAACATCCAAATAAATCGCTGTAGTCGCAAGCGAAGCATGCCCCAACGATTTCTTTACCATCGTTAAGGCCAATTTACCTACTTGTTCAATCCTCTCTGTAAGCTTCATCAGTTTTAGAAGGGATCAGATTTGTTGATGGATAGTTATGACAAAATATTATGAGGCTAGCATTAGTTAATAACATAGAAATAGTAGTTTTCTGTTAATCAGAGGGCCCTTGGTTCGAGCCCAAGAGGGGGGAGCTAATAAACAAAAGACTTTAAGAGGTAAAACTTTTAAAGTCTTTTTTGTTTGCACGCAATTTGCACTCAAAATAAGTTTTATTTTTTAATAGGAAATAAATATCTACCTAATAGAGATGAAAACAGAGGGTTTATATGCTTTTTACTATAATTACATCTCCCTCGAAATGCGATTAGAATATCGTAAGGAAACTCGACATCCCTTCAAATATGTGAATTTTACCATACTCGAATAAAAGAAGTTCTCGATACAGATTTCATAACCCTGAGGTCACGGGTTCAAATCCCGTCTTCGCTACAAGGTCCAAACCCACTCTCACGGAGGGTTTGGACCATTTTTTTGCAATACTTCTGAGACCTGTAGTTACATAAAACGGCAATGTAATTACTCACAAAATGAAACTTTTACCTTTCGATTGCTCATACACTGATGTATGGGTGTCCCCAAAAAATTGGGAAACAATTTCTGACAAGAAAGCCTCTTCTGAAAATTGGTATATCCAATGTGTTTTCTACGATCCTTTATTTAAAGAAAAATACCCTAAAGGATTTCCCTTTAGGAAAAAATTAAATAGAATTAAGTCGCTAGAAAAGAAGAAAGCAGCTGTAAAATTCTTGTTAGAAGAGATCCCTCGACTTTTTGAAGAAAAAGGATTTAATCCTATTACGGGTAAATATATGATCGAGAATACTGAAGAAGAAGACTCAGACTCAGAACTTGGTCCTAGTACCCCTTTTTTAAAAGCTTTAGATTTTGTCTATGAAAGATTAGAGATTGCAAAAACAACTAATAACGACATTAGACTCATCCTAATTCATTTCAAAAAATCAGCTCAACAACTTAGGTATGATGAATTAGCTATTAAAGATGTGAGAAGAAAGCATATAAAGTTGATAATTTCAAATTTAGAAAAGACTCAAGGAAAGTTCTCAGGTCATAAATTCAATAAATATAGAGGGTATTTACAGGTTATCTTTCGTGAGCTTTTAGAATTTGAAGCAGTAGAAAATAACATAATCACTGATATTCGTAAAAGAACGCAAGTAAAAACAATCAGAGAAACACTTACTGTAGAAGAAAGGAAGCTAGTTAATGATCATCTAAAACATAATTTTCCTGATTTCTGGATTTTCTTGATAATATTTTTCCACTCTGGAGGTAGAATAACAGAGTTGTTGAGTGTAAAAATTGAAGATGTAGATATTGAAAATCAAAAGTATAGAGTATTAATTAAAAAAGGTCAGCAACATACATGGGTGGAGAGAGTGATAAAGGATATTGCTTTGGTTTATTGGAGAAGAGTATTATTTGGAGGTAAGAAATCAGATTATATATTCTCTGTTGGTTTAAAGCCAGGAGAAAGTAAAATAAGAACACAGCAAATAAGTAGAAGGTGGAGAACTCATGTTAAACAAAAGTTAGGGGTTTCTGCTGACTTTTATGCGTTGAAGCATATAAATCTTGATGAAACTGTTGCTTTGTTATCTATGAAAGAAGCTGCTGCTATGGCTAATCATAAATCAACTAAGATGTTAGAGAATCATTATGCTGTGGGAGAAAAGGAACGTCAGTTTGCACGATTGAAGGCTGTAGGGAATGATTTTGCTTAATAAATAAAAAGCACCTTAATATAAGGTGCTTTTTTTAATTACTAATTGCTGCCCCAGCAACAAAACCTGTTGCGAGCCACACATACCATTTTTTGTACCAAGGTTCGGGTATTACCACTTCAGTGGCTTTTATGTCAGTAACGGTAATGTAAGGATTACTATTTGTAACATCAGTTACTAGTGTTTGTTTCCCTAAAAACCATTTACGCTTAGTACCAGTTATTACAGTAACTTCGTTAGGTATTTGTAAACTATCGAGTGTAAATCCAAATGTATCTACTTCATACATAAAAGAATAATGCTTTTCTTTTACACGACCTACACGTACAAAATCATATATCCTAACAGGTTTTTCAAACAATACCTTTATAGTATCAATTTGCGTTACCGTCTCATAATGCACAATACTTCTAACCTTGGTAAACTCTTTTGTAAGCTTTTCAAGCTCTTTGTTTTTTCCTAACAATGCAAGCGCTTGTTTTGTGTTTACAGCTTGCAATGTTTTTTTTGAAGCTGTAACCGTGCCTAAAGCGTTTTCATAATACCTAATAGTATAATTCATCGCTTCAATGTTGGAGGTGTCACGAGATTTACTTTTACTACATTGTTGTAGCCATAATAAAGACATTACACCTATTATTATATATGGTATGTATTTTTTCATGGTAATAGTTTGTTGAAAAGTTAAAGATTTACCCATTGATAAATCTTACCATCTATGGTCTCTGTAAAAATGTCTTCGTTATCCATTTTACTTTTTAATGTTCGCCAAGTATGTCCTGTTTTTTCTAAGTGTGGATAATCTTTAAAACGAGTCCAGTCACCACCCCAAGTCCATCCAATGGATTTGAAATGATTGATAACCTCCATCCAGTCTGCAATATCATCATTATCATTATCCGATTTTGTGTCCCATGATGCTGATTCAAACGAGCCATTACCATCTCTATCTATAAGTAATACTATATCTAGTGCAAGCCCATAGTTATGGATAGATTGCCACGCTTTAGCATTAGTTACTTTTCTTCCTGGTGCAGTTCTTCCTTTTTCATAAAGCTCCTTTTGCTCATCAGCTGTTCGTAACGTACTACTAAAGCGAAGCCTTACTCTTTTACCTAGCAGTTTGTTGTTTACATAAGTATAAGCCTCAAGCACCTCTTTGCGTACTGTAGGGTGTAGTAGTTTTATCCTTTCAAGAGTTATTTTATCCATTACTACTTTTATTACTGAAGCGGTTTAAATCTAAATCTTTGTTAAATGCTTTAATTTTTGAGATCCAACCTAAAGGAGGAAAAATACCATTAGTTAAGGCGCTCATATTCATAAAGGCAGAACCTGCTGGGTATAGTATTACAATAAGCCGAGTTACTATTTTTAGATACTCATAAATCAAAGTAGACTCTTTGACTGCATTATGCATTATTTCGAAAAGTATAGCTGCTCCAACACATAATGTTAGTTTAGTAACGAGCCCTATTGCATTTTTTTTTAAAGTAAAATCTTTTACTTTTACCGCATGGTATATACTACCTACAATATGATCAATAGCTATGCAGGTCAGTACCCCTATTATATAATCACTATTCGAAATACTCCATTTTGTAATCTGTGAAATTAGCCATGTTACACCACTAAAGGGGAGTGAAAGAAATATAACGGCTTTAACCTTTATCGCTACACTCCCTTGATGGAGAAGCAATAAATACTTTAATACGTATATATATAGGTTCATTATCTTTTTGGTTTTGTTTTCACATACAGAACACCCCAAAACACAGCAAGGATACTAGCAACTATTATATTTCCCAAGTTATCTGGATCACCATTAGGCCATATTGCTAAGTCAATAAAATAGCAAAACATGATAGGAATAAATCCCGCAAAATAATCAGTTGCTTCAGCTTTTCCTTTACGGCTTTCTCTTTGCCATATTTCAAAGGCTAATATTCCGAAAGTAGCTACACCTGCCGATATTGTTTGTGAAGCATATACACTTACAAATAATACACTCAATACACGAGGTATTAGATACGTAAAAGGCGCATAAGTTGAATGAACCAAAAAGTCGTGTGCAGAAAAACGCATTGTGCTCAATAATTTTAATAGTAACTTTTTCATGTATTAGTGATTTTAAGGGTTAAAATTCTTCTTCGATTTCAGGTTTATTATATTCTTTAACTAACAGACTGATGTCAAAACCTTCATTATTGAATTTTACAATAGCTTCAGTAAGAGGTAAAACCTCATGGTCGTTGTGTTTACCTAGCATATATCTTTCATCTTCAATTTCAGTAACTGAGATGATTGTTTTTTTATAATAGCAGATTAAGTACTTATCCATATTCTTATGGTTTTAAAACCCACGTGTGTTGGTATTGATGTGTTAATACCCAAACTTTCTCTAGTGGGGTTGTTGGTGTTCCGTTGGCACTACCTTGTACATATCCAGTAGGTTCTTGATATATTCCTGTAGGATGAAAAGAATTAAGGGGAGAAGCAGATCGATATGTTTTTATGTGCATTATTCGAAAAGGGCTGTTGCCTTCTGTAATGGATGCATTTGTAGTTATAAAATCATAAACACTATTTACAAAATCGTCCATTTTTTGTAATGTTTCAAAGCTAGCATGACAATCAAAAATTTTAAGTTCCGTAAGATTGACAAGCCAAGCGGGAAAATTTAAATCCATCTTTTGTTGCCAACGAAAATTAATTTCTTTTAAGGCTGTAGCCCCCGAAAAATCGCCCCAAGAAAGTAAATTGAACGCACCATTTGAAACAGAATAATTATAACTACCATAAATAGTTAATTCTTCAAGAGCTTTCATTTGACCGATACACGTTGGCGGTGCACCGTTGTTCCAACGCCCATAGGCTGCCGATAATGTGCCTACCGTATAATCATCATTATCTAGAACAAAGTCTATAGCTGTAGTTGTTGTGCCAAAACCGCGAATGTCGATATACTTGTTTGTTGAGGGAACTTCTGCGATATAGCGTTTTAATTGTGCTAGAGGAAAGCTGGCACGACCTCGTAAATCGAGCGTTGTAAAATTCACAAGTGGCGATAAATCGGCTGGGAATGTAAAGTTTTCCGAAGCTCGGTTATCCCGCATGGTTAGATTTTCGAGCTTGGTAAGCTCTGAAAAACTTTCGGGCATGGCATAGTTCACATCTACTGAAGAAAGCGTTAGTCTTTCAAGCGTGTTTTTAAACGCGTTTACTATCTCGGTTTCAAATTCAGCAGTTGTAGTAGTCACCAAAAAGTCGCTTAAATCTAACCGAGATACGGGGCTGTTTTTTATCCACAACGGGATGATGTTCGATGTTATGCCTAAGTCGGCAAGCGATACCACCTCAAGCAACGTGTTTACGGCTTCGTTTTCAAAGGCTGCGAGTTCAGGGATTAACGATAATATGAGTTCCGTTAGGTTACGAAGTTTCGCCAACGATGGGAATGTAGCCAAAAACACCGTGTTAAAACATATGATGCTCTGCAATTGCGTAGGCTTATCAAACTTAATAAAGATGTCGCGTTCCTGTGCATAGTAATGGTCAACCGTATTTATTTTTCCAGGATCTGTAAGATCTTGATAAAAATGTAACCCGAATTGTCCTCCGCCAAAACCATCATTCGGAGTAACGCCGTACACCCCGCTTGCGGTTGTTACTTGCGTGGGGTCGGTGCTATCGTTGCATCGGAATGAGATGCCTCGATTATTGTTATTACTTTTAAACGCATATTCATGCCACCCAGTCCCATCGGAATAGTCGATATACACCTTGTTATCGACGTTAGGGTACGATAGTATCTGAAAGAACGATGAGCGTGCGGTATAGCCATCGGAACGCGCAGGAAAACATGTTCCTCGTGTTGTTAGTTTAAGTATAATTTCTCCATCAGGAGAGATGATAGGAGCAAAGCCACCTATAGTAAAAACCTGAGCCTGTGTAGTAGCTATTTTCATTTATCCTAAAGGTATAGTTGCACCGTTAAATACTATCCAATTAGTATCATTATCTCCTATTTTCAGATATACCCTTGGAGGAATTACTCCAGGGCATATTACTTGAGTTCCTTTAGTATAACCATTCGCAGTACTATAATTACCTGTATTAACAAGATCATTAATTGTTTCGTAAGGTGTGTTAATTTGATCGACATGAAAAACTTCTTTTGTAGGTATAGAAGTACTATTACCTTGGTCGTCAACACCAACTACTACTATTTCTCCAGCTGATGGGAGTGGAGAGGGCTTATCTACTTTATTTGGTACTGTAGGGTTTTCAGAAGTACCACCAAGATCTCCTGTAAGTTGTAGAATACCCTTTTGTTCACTAGTTGCATCTTGCACCTCTATATTAGGCTCGACACTGCTATTTGTGCTACTAACAAAATCATCTTCTAATAATGGATTTTGAGAATTGTATAGACCAGCAGCACCAACAAACTGAACAAAATACAATACACCATCTTGAGTATAACTAAAATAGTGGCTTATAATATTTCCGTCTTCATTTAGAGCCCCCGAGTTACTAAAATCTCGTGGTTCAGAATTTACCGCTGTTAAATAGTCTCCAGTCGCTAATGTGCCTAAGTCTGTTATTGTTGCCCCGTCATTAGATGTTATATCATCGTTTGTCAATGTTGTTTTTGACATGAACACTAGGTCAGATGAGGAAATTGCAGGATGAACATTAGCCCCATTAGCAGAACCCCATATCCCTCGACCCTTTATGAAAATATAAAGAAACTTTTTACCGCTTCTTGTAAACTCAAATATTACAGGGGTTGTAATTTCTGTTATACTTATAGAGTATCCTACGTTGTTTAGTGCTGTTTTTGCTTGCTCTGGAGTAATATCCCCATCGCCTGAAACCTCTCCAAAATACCAATAAAGCCCTTTATTATTTTGGCTCTTAAGTATTTTTTCAGCTAATTTCTGAAGGGTTAGAGATTGTGAGTTACTGTTGTTAGAAACATGAATTTTTGATTCAAGATTAACATTTTCTTGAACAGGTAATTCATCTATTTTTTTAGAATTCCCCATTAGAGTGTTTAAACTAGCCATGATAGTAGCTAACGTTTGCATTATCACAGAATTATTGGTACTCATGTTATCATGTTTTATATGACAAATGTAGTGAAAAATTGATATTATTTAGAATTAGTCTAAATAGAGGGGTTTCAAAAATGTAATCTTAATATTTTTTAATATTGTATCATGGATTTCTTTATAGTAATATTTGTTATTATTGTTGGTGGGTGTTGGCTTGTAGCCAAGTCTTTAGGTAGTTTTTTGTTCGGAGAGGATGAAAACAAGTTTACGTTTCACTCTACCGAGATACACAACCATTACCACGAACACAAACACATTAATATTATTGATGAAGAAACTAAAGAAAGTATATTTGAGTTAAAAGATTTAGACAATAGAAATTAGTTATAAATCTTTATTAATACATTTTATACTGTTAAATATTCCATATTATATCCCCAATTTTTTTGTTCAATGCTTTTTTTTAACTAAATTTAATTATTAATGCCAAATTTTTTTTCTAAGTTCAAACCCAGTACAATAAAATATATTAGTGATTACAGGTGGATTTATATATTTATTTGTGGTTTGTTTTTTATTTTATTATCATATTCTAGTTTCTGTGAAGAAATCGAATTCTTACCTAAAGCGTTAAATACTTCTGGTATTACAATGATTACTGCTACAGTTTTCACTACCATTGTAAAATCTAAACAGTTTACAGAAATATTCAGTAAACAATTGAGAGAAATAATATATTGTACTGAACATCTTGAAAAAAGAAAAGACATTAGAGATCTATGGATAAGCGCTTCTAAAGCAATGTATCGTAAAAACTTTCCAGAATTATGTGACAAAATAGAGCTAAATATTGAAAAATACATACCTGTTGATTCAAGTAAATATTATGAAAATTATGTCTATAAAGTAGATATATCTTTTGATAAAGAAAATAAAAATTTTATAATTTTAAAAGAAAGAGAGTCTTTTGATCTTATTAGTAGAACTAAAGATAAGGTAGACTATAAGTCGTCTTGCTTATTTAGTAAAGAAAATTACGAAGATAATATCACTGATTACAAAATGCGAAGTTTTCAGGTAAATGGCACAAAAATTGATTCTAAAAAACTTAAACTAACGGTTGATAAAAATCATAATGGAAATAAAGTTTTTGTAAATCATACAAGAAACTTAAAGGGAAAGAATAAATATTCTATTAAAAAAGAAGAAACAAAAATATATTCTTTAAAAGTTGAGAATACTAAATCACACATTTGTTCTCATATTTTTCATAATTATACTTTAGAAGTAACTCATCCGAAGGAATTAGATGTTGATTTTTATGAAAATGGAACATTAAATAATTTTGAAAGGCTTCAAGATAGAACTGTCGGGGATGACGATTTCAAAGTTCAAAGATTTGAATACAACGGTATTATGTTTAAAAATCAAGGGACTAGAATTATTTTTAGAGATAAAAGAGTTTATAAATAATAAATTATATATTTACACCGTTAATTAATTTTTAAAACAAATCACTTATGAGAACTTACTTATGCAAATTACACTACTTACAAATAGTAGAAGAAGAAGAATTCACGGGATAAAATAACTTTTAAATAATTAACAAAACAAAAAGGCTTTACTAATTAGTAAAGCCTTTTTGTTTATTAGTATTTCATGAATCCATCACCTATTGATAATAATCCTGGTATTTCTATTTCACTTCCGTTGAAATCTGTATCCTCGCTTGTTTGAGAATTATAAACGTTACCTGTTTTCAACATATTAGCGGTTAAAACATATAGGTTAGAATTTTCTAGAGGACCTTCTGTTTCAAAGCTATCATTCTTAACGTAGCCGACCCCGTTTATAAAAACTATCTCATGCGAGAGCGCAATTATTAATTTCCTCCATATTTCTTTAGTTACGGGCTCAAACTTAAACTCGGTACCTTCATATAGATCAGCATTTAATAAAATAGCAGCAGTATCTGTTTTATGTGTCTCACTATTTTCATCAACTTTAGCACTTATCTTTAAATATGGTATTCTTATTTTATGTTCAATACCTGTGCTATAAAAAACATCAGTATTAGTGGTGTTTTTATAACTAATTTCAAGTACTTTTTCATGTTTTACCTTGCACCATAACAGCTCAGATAAATGTGTTATAGTTGGGTGATTAGTATCAGTATTGTTTATTTCTACACTGAATTTATCATCGATATATTGAGCCATATTAATAGTAAATTCGAACACTTCGTATTCAAACCTGTTATAAATTGAACCTGTTATTATATTGGTTTCTGGTCCATTATATTCATTAGTAAAAACTACTATTTCAGCATTTTTAGAATCGTCGTAAACAATATCTTCTATTAGGTAGAAAGTATTGCCAATACTTATATAATTGCCTTTTTTTGCCCATTCTGGTAAGTTCCCGTTCAGAGTATAACTCCCAATTACTTCGTTTGTAATGTAGTTGTATTTATTTCCAGAAATAAAGTAGACTCCTGTTTTTCCTTCCTCTAAGTCATACTTCCGAGCATCTCTCTTGTCTTGCAATCCTAAATTATTTGTTTTTTGAATTACAGGCACAGGTATTTCTTCACCGTTTTTTTTTATAATAACGTTATTACTTGAGTAATTGCTCTTAAACTGAGTTGTGATAATATCAGCAGACTGAAACTGCTGCACTTCTTTATATGCTAACTCCACATCACTCTCACAACTTAACGTGTTTTCGTCGTTTTTATAATTTTCACTATCACCCCATTCTACACGTTCAGCAAAACGAATAGAGTTAGATTTTGAAATATAGAAGTATGGAGGTGGAGACCCAAGTTCACCTATATAAAATGTTTTGGTAATAGAGCACCCTAAATGATCTTTGATATATAAAGTGTAGCTTCCTATCGCTAAACCACTATACTCGTTTGAATCCTGCCAGTTTATATTATCTAATGAATATTGAAAACTTAAACTTTGTTCGTTCGTAAAACCATTGTTAACGGTGTTGTTTACAATCACAGTTGTTCCAAAAGGACTATTGTTAACTACTACATTAAATAGGTTTTCATCCAGTAGAGGAGGTGTGAGGTAGCTTTTTTGTATATCTTGCCCATTACCATTATTTGCCTGAAAATTGAAACTACTATTTCTTAATACTTCTACTATAATAGGATTACTATTATTAACAGGAATGCTTACTGGCTGATTAACTACAGGAGCTAACTCTGATGTTGAAATTGTAACCTTTACATTACTACAAGGGTTAATATCAGCTTCTGAAAAAGATATAGAGTCAACTTCGAATATGTCCTGAGGAACATTTGTTATTGTAGCAGAAACATTAGTAGAACTAACAAAATCAAAAAACATAGTGTTGTAAAAAGCTGCTTCTATTGTAACAATATTTTCAACCCTAGTGATCGTGTAGTAACTTCCGTTGAAGTTCCAGCCTAAGTTATAAGCCTGTATAAAATTTATTGCAGACCTTTCTCCAGCTATATTAGTCGGTTCTCCTTTTGTAACCTGACCACTATTAGCTCTAATATTTTTCCATATAAAGTCTTGAGCTAAAGAATAAGTAGATTGAAAATTACTTACTTTAAAACCCACAGTTTCATCTATATTTAAATCGGCATTGAACGTCAATATTATCTTAGAATTAGCCATACTATCTATTTACTTTTAATAATTTCCATTTTCCTTTCTTGTTAGGCTTAAGGTTCATTAAATAACCTTTTTCCACCTCATTCCTTTCATTTATAAATTCCACCAACCCATATAGGTTTGGTATATTCTTACCCAATATACTAGAGGTCCCGTTGACCTGTTGCATAACTTCAAAATCACACAGGTGTTCAAATTCTATTATCTCGGGTACGAAGCGCGGACGATCTAATTCGGAATTTATAATATTTCCATTCTCAGCATATTCATTACCTCCTAACAACCTTGTTCTTAAATTACTATTAGATACTGAACTACTATATCTTACATGCTCTGTAAGATATTTAGTTAAGCCCCCAGAGAACCACCACGCGTGACGAAGTAAGCAGTTAAAAGGGGAGAACCTTAAATTAGTAGCTGTGTCTGGACTAAATACACCTGCAGGCGCGTTTTCAAAATCATCCTCCCACTTTCGCTGCTTGAACAGGGTAGAGGTAAACCTTTTCAGATCTAAAAAGAAAATTTTGTTGTCATAGCTAGTGTCCTCTGTGTCGTTTAAGTTTTTTTGCTTTCTTCTTGCGAATTCCATCCCGTAACTGTCAGCTCGGTATTTAGAAAGCTTTGTATTTAGAAAGCTTTGTATAGCTTTTTTTAATTCTATTTATAGAAGTTGTGAATGTTGATTTTACATTATATTCGTCAAGACCACAAGCTTCTTCATATTCTCCACCTTCATTAAAACCTATTTCTAATGATGAATAATACTTTTCGTTAGCAATTGATCGTTTTACTTTTTTTACTTGATTAGGGAGTCTTATAGTTGTATTTCTGTTATAGAAATAACTTAACTCTTCTAGTCTTACGATTTCTTTATGAGCTGATTTTTCTATTCCGACCCCTATATTCCACACAGTCGACATAGACTCTACGAAATCCCGAAAAGACGTTGTAAGAGGTTTGAACCTATCTTCCTCGTCTGACTCATCTTTGGTGAAATTCCTAATCCAAAACCCATGAGAAAAAGCTGTTAAAGCAGCTTCCCCGTCAGAGGAATAACCAATATCTGTTCTTCCTAAAAAATCAGAATAAAAAGAGTTATTATTGTTAGTAGTAATACTTGTTAATCTTTCTGCCATTTCATGAGCCAGTATTGCTTTAGTTTCTGTAGCTTCATGAAAAGAATCTTCCTCAATGGTTAAATGTCCACTAATTTGACTTAGTTTACATTCAATTTTTGCTGTTTCTTGACCAGCATGTACATTATGTAAATCATATGCAAGTCTAGACTCTAAAGCTAAACTTTCATTTTTTTGAACTGTTATCATTGTATCTAAAGAAACAGTAAATAATTGTCCATTATTATTTACTATTTCTGAGGTATTGGGTAAATCAAAGATATTAATTCGTTCAACTACGGAATAATTAGTACCGTCTGCGTATCGCGTTAAATTGATTTGGTAATGCGACCAATCTACATCTACAGTATTTGTTGTAAATTTAAAATTCAGACTCAAATTTATCTTAAGGTGTCGTCTTTTGTCTGATGTTAAGAAAAACATCATACCTGTTGTACCGTTATATGTCCCTCCTGAACTACCTTCTTGACTTATCTCTGAACTTTCTAAAATAGCATGTACATTGTTCATGTGATTTATTTAAAACTTCAAAAGGAATTCCAGAACTATAACTACCTGTATCACCAGCTCTACTTGAATGACCTACATAATTTTGAGTTCCTTTTGCTACTAACTCACTTTTTAAAAATATCCTTCTGCCTTCTAGCTTAACATTTACAGTCTGTAAAACAGGCAAATTTCCACCATCAATAGATGTTAATCTATCTATTTCTATTTTGTCGCGCTCTCTTGATTTTAATAACTGCTCTAATCCTCCTGAGTTGAATTTAACGCTTACTTGATCGTTTTGTTTAACCCAAGTTGATAAATCTAAGTAACCCGAATAAATCAAGGTCCATTGATCTGTATGAGGATGCCTTTCTTCTCTTGTTAGTTCTAACTCTTCATTAATCCCATACAGGTCTAAAGCCATCTGTATGTAATCAGCTCCAGTGCCTATAAATTTTAATGAGTTGGAGAACTTTGCGATTATTCCGTGATAATTCTTATGCCTTGAATATTCCTTATCATCATCATTCCACCCTATAGGCTCTGTTATTATCTCAGAGCCTAAATTTTTATTTTTCAGAGTATATCTTACTCTATCGTTAAATTGTGTGTTACTGCTCATATTTAAGGTCTTATATAAGCAAAAATACATAATTCAGAATAGATATAAATAACACACTTGTTAACCCTAGAAACATTATCATTGATATGAATAATGTGTTAAGAATATTTTTTGCACAATATTTGTAAAGATTAATCGTATAATTATAACTATCTAACTTAAAAACTACAATACATGAGAATAAATCTTCGAAAGAAAGTTGTTTTTGGAATAGCGTTACTATTAACGATGTTTATAGGGTGTCAAAAAGATGATGCTGGAATAACTCCAAACGACGAGTCTTTGATTAAAGCCAAGAGTTTTGGTCCACTAGATAAAATCACCTACAAAAAATTAAAAAAGGGAAATTTTCCAGATTTGGTTGCCGTAAATGAAGGACTTGCTAAAATAAAACAAAACATTAATTCTTTTTCCATTCCTACAGATTTACAGGTAAAAGATGAAGAAGCTCTTTATATCGATTATGATGGAAAACACACCTATACTTTTAACACCGATAGGGAAGATAAAAAAGATGAAGAGATAGAAAATATTGTCTTAGAATCTAAGCTTGATGGTACATTTAATGCTTATTTCTTTAGGTATCATTTAACACAAAATGAAGTTAAAAATTTGGGACAATTACCTATTAAAACAATACTTTCTAAAACTGAAATAATACCTTTGGTAATTGGTAACGGAGGCGGATTAATCAATATTAATTGTTTTGATGCGATTCAACATTATGTAGGTTCATGGGAATGTGATGCAGGCTATGAGCATGAACCAGGTCATGCTGAATGTCAAGTAGGAGGCAGTGAGTGGGTACTTCAACCTACAAGTTTAAGTTATGTATATGTAGGTTGTGACGATGGCGGAAGTGGTTCAGGAGGCGGAAGTGGTTCAGGAGGCGGAAGTGGTTCAGGAGGCGGAAGTGGTTCAGGAGGCGGAAGTGGTTCAGGAGACGGAAGTGGTTCAGGAGACGGAAGTGGTTCAGGAGGAGAAGAACCTGATACAAATGATAGTTTAGTAGAAGGTCAAACAATAATTACTCAGCCAATATTATTAGATTTGGAGCCTTTACAAATTATTTTAGACCCTACTTTTTCAGATAACGATTGTTTGAAAGGTATTTATGATCAACTAGGAGGCTCTCCTACATTTCAGAACTATTTGCAAAACTTTGATGGAGATTTTTCAGTAGCGAATTTAAAATTTAGTGTTGGTCTTGATGAAGATTATCCAACTGCAAATGCGGTTACTATTGGACCCATAAATTATTTAATTGAAATTATGTTTAATCCCAATAATTTAAATAGGCCTTCGCTTGATGTTGCGAGAACATTTATACATGAAATGATTCATGCAGAAATTTACAGAAAATTATTAAGTTGTGCAGGACTTCCTAACGTCAATTTTCATAACTATAGCCAACAAGAGTGGGAAAATTATATTACTAATTTACATAATGATTTTCCTGGTTTATTTGATTATTATCTAAGGTATTCTTATAACACTACTACTCCGAGTGATTACCAACATGAACTCATGGCTCAGCATTATAGAGACATTATAATAAACACTTTAAAAGAATTTGATAATAGTCAATCTGAGAATGTTTATGAAGCTTTAGCATGGGTAGGACTAATGGGGGATGGAGATATCGATCCAGTAACTGGTCTACCGACTAATCCAACTGTGGCATGGCAGAATACTCCACAAAATAAAAGACTAGAAATTTTGGAAACATTTTTTAATTATCATAATGAAAACTCAGATAACTTATGTCAATAAATAATTCTCTTATCAGTATATATTCTATTTTGATACTCGCAGTTAGTATGTTTTCTACTCAAACTGAAACTAACATTCTTTATTTAGAAGATTTAAATAAAGATTATATATCTGTCAAATCTTCTAAAGATTATATGAGAACTTCTTTTGCAATCTATAGAGAAAGTTATAACTCTGAAAAACAGCAGAGGAAAATTGTAAAGAAAAATAACGAAAAAACAAATATCTTTAAAAAGGCACCTGACACATCGTTCGTTTCTTCTCCTACAAGTTCGATTAATTATCTTTCTGTAGATAAGCCTGAAAAAATTAGTACTATCAATAATCTTGATTTTATTACTGTCGAAGAATTGAGAACGAATAAAAAAATATACTTAGCTTCAAAAATAAAATATATAATAGTCAAAGATGATAAAGGAAATTTTTTAAAATGGAAAGTCAACATGTTACCTATTGAATGAAGCAAACCCTGCCAACTGGCAGGGTTAATAAAACAAACTAACAGTAAAATGTTTTATAAACTACTCCCAATTCTTATTCCCCATTTTCCAAAACTCATGTTCTAGATCTATTTTAGAATAGTTAACCACAGTTCGGTTACGTTTCACAGCTCTTGTATTCTCTTTCAGCTCTTCAAGCAGCTCTTTGCCATATAAATCGTCAAATTCCCTCTGAGCTTGATAATCTGTTACATTTTTACCTTGTAGATTTAAAGAAGTTGCCATAGCAGCCCTTTGTAATTTATTGTATTCCTCTATGGAGCTGTGGACTTTATCTCCAGCATTAAGCTTCACTAAAGTGTCTTGAGCAGGTGTTATTTCTACAGCTCCAGACGCTCTTTCAATAACCTCATTAACTCCACCATCTCCAACAAAAGCTATTTCTTCTTTACCACCTTTTCTACCATCCTTATATTTTGGTATTGGTTTAGCCAACACCGCAGCTAATTGAACCGCCCCGATACCTGCGTAAGTAGCTGCTAGAGCTGCTGCACTAATACCAAAATCAAATTTAGGCACATCACGTAAAGCCGACATAACTGCTCCGATTGTAGAAATACCTACTTGAGTAGCCTGCATTGCTTTGTTGAATACAGCTTGCTTTTGTTGTTCTTTCCTTTTTTTAGCCTCAAGCTCTTTCCTTTTTTTCTCTGCTTCTTCAGCGTATAAATCTTTTTGTTCTTGATCATTCCCCGCAAGTTCAATTTGATGAGCGTAATGTTCGTCACTCCTTGCAATATCTTCATCTATTCTTTCAGCTCTACCATCGAAAATAGTATTTGTAAAATCGGTAAGAGCGCCTGTCATTTCACTTGTAAGTTCTTTTATTTTTGCTGCAAACAACTTTTCTTTCTCTTCCTTACTTAGAAGATTAGACACATAGCTTTCTGTTTTTAAATCAGAAGCCTCTCGTTTGAAACGTTCTAAGTCAGCAACGATTTGAGCTCTTTTATCCGATGATATTTGTTCAGACTTATCTAGTGAATCATTTTTGTCTAACATTGTTTGCAGCTCGTCTATTTGCAAGTTGAGTCCCTCTAAAGCATATTTCTTCTTGATGTCAAACAATCGTTTTTCGTGATCCTCTCTAGCTTTTTCTATTAAAGAGAAGTTTCCTTGAGCTGAATTCAATTCTTCATTGTAAACATCATTCTCTTTGACAATATCCTGGTTGAGGTTATTTTCTCTTAACTGTAATTCAGCATCAATCCTTTTTCTAATAGCCTCAACTTCTGAGTCGATAATTTCTTGCGTTCTCTCCTTGTCTTTTTCCTGTAATTCTCTTTTTTGAGCATAGTATTTTTCGATGATTAATAATTCTTCATTCGATATGTTTTCTGCTTTAATTTTACCACTTACAAGGGATTCAATCCTGTTTTCAACATCTTTTTTGTAAGCTTCAAGTTTTGATTTAGAAAGTTTATCTACACCTTCTTTTTCCAGTGCATTTTTCTCTAATTCATACCTTAATGTTTCCTCGTTTTTAGCTTCTCTTAATTCTGAAATACGATTTTGAGCTTTCAGTTTTTCCTCTGTAACCCTTGAATCACTTTTAATTATTTCCTCGTTAATTTTTATCTCATTGTCATAGCGAAATTGAGAGAGCTGGTAAATAGCTTCTCTAACTTCTTTATAGCCTTTTATACCATTATCAAATCTCTTCTTTTCGGCTTTTTGAGTTCTGTAAATTAGCTCTCTTTCGGCTTCAAGAGAAGCTATTTCTGCTTTAATTGCATCCCCTTTTTTACCTGTTTTATCTGAAAGTGTAGCTATTTTTTCTTTTTGAATTTTTATTTCTTCATCAATAATAGCAATTGTTCTTTCTACGGCCTTTTGGCTATTACCTTCAGCATCTTCATTTACAGAAGTACTCTCTTTAGTTAAGTCAATGACTTCTTTTATCTGTTCAACTCTTTTATTAGTATTTTGAATTTCTTCCTCAGCTTTCATCTTTATCTCTTGATATTGATGTAGCTCCTCATCTGTTAGATCTCTATATTTACCATATATTCCATTCCTTATTTGAAGCTCTCCATTTAGTGTCTTAATGGTTTTGGCATGAGAACCAGCTCCTTCCAAAACAAAGCCCTGAAACTTCGGATCATATATTTTAGATGCCTCAATGTTAGCCTGGTTAATATCTTCAAGTCTTTCACGCTGCTGTTTTAATAAATCGTTTTGGATCTTTAGTTCAATACTTTTTCCTAATGCTAGATGTTCTTTTTGCTCCTTATTATATGCTCTTATCTTTTCAGTATTTATTTCTAAAGCATCTCCATAACCATTTACTTTTTCAGTAGCTTCAGGTACTGTCTTACCTAGTTCTTTAGTGATTTTATTAAGTTCTTTTTGCTCTTCTTTTGTTAATTCAGTCTTAGATTTTAACACATCATATCTATCTGCTAGAGTAGAAATAGATGATATGTTTTTTTGAGTCTGCTCCTTGTTTTGTAAGAATGCTTCAGTACTACTCTTTGCTTCATCCGTAAGTTCTTCTAAAGACTTATGAAGTTTATTGAAGTAATAAACAATAGCGATTAGAGCTGTGACAGACAACATTAGTGCATTGGCTTTTAATGCGGTGTTAAACTTCTTCCATGCTATTGTAGATAAGTTTGTTGCAGTAGCATTCCCTGCTTGCGCAGCAGTTGATTGTGTTGTTGCTAACGCAATTAACTTTGTTTGTACATTGGCTAAAACTAAAGAGGTCTTATAAGCTACCCACGCAGCTGTAAGGTATCCAAGAACATTAAATATTGTTTTCAAATTTTCAGCTAAGAACGTAAGTCCAACAGCTAATTTAGAATTAACTGAATTAGCATCTGTTGTGTCTATTATTAACCCATCCCAAGCGGAAGACAACAACTTAACAGCACCATCAAGAGTGGCTAATTCTTTATCAGCCATGTTTTGAGCTGTACCAGCAGCATTTCGTAATGCTTCGTCTAGTTCATTTGTTTTGTCAATGTTTTCAGCCAGTACTGCCGAAGATACAGCTGCTCTTTTCCCAAACTCATCGTTCGCAGCAGTTAATTTATCTTGACTATCTTTTATTTTCTGTAATATCTGACCATAATCTAGTCCTTGTGCTGCACTTTCAATAAATATATTTCTAAGTGCTGTTGCACTAGAAGAAGTGTCAATACCTGAGTCGGCAAGCTTACCTAATAACGCGACTAATTTTGTGAAAGGAACACCAGCTGCATTTGCAGCACCTGCCACAATAGGAATACCCGTTTCTAGCTTTTGAAAGTTTAATGCAGACTTAGCAGTAGCCAAACTCATTACATCTATAATCTCTGGAGCATCGGTAGAACTAAAATCATCAAAAGTATTTACAACAGCACCTACTAAATCGGCTGTCTGAGCTAATTCAGAATTCATGGCAATAGATCCCGATATAGTAGATTCAGTAAGGTCAATGATCTCCTGTTGTGAAAAACCTAACCTTGCATAAGCAATTTGAAGTTGTGTTACTTCTCCTGCTGATTTTACAGTACGAGCACCGAGCTTTTTTGCTTCATCAGTAAGAGCTTTCATATTTTCTTTCTCTACCTGAAGAACAGCAGAAAGAGTAGCATTTTGTTTCTCAAAGTCTCTTGCGACATTGAAAGCATCTTTCATCACCTGTGCGAACAGATAAATACCTGTGGTTACACCAAATGCCGATATCAAGTTTTTAAGGGCAGCAGTAGCCTGTTTAGGGTAGTTACCCACATTCCTGTTGAATTGACCAACTGCTGCATCAGCTGCTCTGACCCTAATGGATAGCTTGTCAAAGTGTGCTTGCGCCTGTTTTAGTCTTTTATTATACTGCGCTTGAGTTTCACCAGCTTTTCTACCTGTAGCGATAATGTTTTTTACTTTATCGCCTGCAATAGCAACTTTAGCCGATAATTCTTTATAAGCATTAGCTAACGCCCCGTTAGCGATAATCTGCCTTTTAGCCTCAGTTGTAGCTTGCTGATTTATTACTTTTTCTTCAAGAGATAACTTTATCACCTGCTGTTTAGCTCTTTTTTCAGCATTTATGGTAGCAATATGTGATCTCTTTATTTTGTCGGCTGATAATTCAGCAGCCTCTTCTATTTTTATAGCATCGATAGCTTTTTGTGTAGCTAATGTTGTTGCTTGTTTTATTGTAATGTATTCTTTATGACCATTTGCCACTTTGAAGGCTTTGGCTTGCTTGTTTAACTCTTTTACTGATGCAACCAGTACTTCATTAGAACTAATAGCTTTCTCAAGGTTTTTTGCATACACTTCCCCGAATCTTAAAGCATCATCCTCTATAATATCTTTCCTGGTTATTACTCCGCCTTTATTTGCCATAGTTACTATTCTTTAATGAGTTTATTTTTGCATTAACTTGTTTTTCATAGCCTTTATAAGCTGTGTAAGTAATGGTGTTGAAATCACCAATATTGACTCCTAATATTGCCGAATACGAAGCCATTATATCGTCAATGGTATATTTCTCTTTACTGCTATGTTGTTCTTCAGGCAACATAGACTTGTATCGCTCTGCCTTAATAGTATAAGCGTTTGCTTCTCTCTCTATTCTATCTAAATCATTGAAATATGATTCAGTATCATCAGTCGATAGCTTATGATTGTAGGACCTAATTATATCAACCATTTCAGTATTCATTTCAAACCTTAAACTAAAACAAGCGAAAAGAATGGTCTTGTTAGTCGTTAATAACTGATCGATATTTTTAGAAATCTGAAATACTTTTTTTTGCTCATTAGACTGTTTAGAGTCATGTTCAGCATACATTTTATCCCATATACTTGAAAGCGCCTTTAGTTCTTCATCTGTAGCCTCTTCACGGCTTTTTTTAGAAGTATCTAAAAGGTAATACTCCGAAGTTTCGCAAACCCTCAGAAACAGCTTGTACGGTATTCTCTCTAATGAATCGAGTATCATATATCTAGTTTATCTCTAGCGTTCTTAATAAAAAAAGGGAGTAATCTTTTTTCGATCACTCCCTTCAAATTCTCATCTGATAGTCCAAATAGCTCATCAGAAAGCCAATTATCGCTTTTTAGAATAGTTTGTGTCTTTTCGTCTTTAGATCCAAAACGAATGACCCCAGATACCTCCTGCATGTAAAATCCTTTCAGAAAATCTCCAGTATCAAAACCATCAAAAGGTTGCCCTTTAGCCTTTTTACCATTAGTGATTATTTCTGTAGCAGAAGAATAGAAACCAATTGGGTTACCGAAGATATCTTTACTATCGTCCTTAATCTGGGATTTATTCTTTTCTAATAACTCAGATTCAATACTTCTAATGAACCTGAACAGGTCATTCTTCAGGTTCTTCGGGTTTACCTTCCTTGCTTTTTTTAACTGTTCTTGAAGAGTTGCCATTGACCGCTGTTTTATGAGCTATTTTAAGTTCTTTTTCTCTTATGTCGGGATGCATATTTTTAAAAATATGTGTTCCTTCAAACTCCTTTTTGAATTCTGCAAAGGGCTTGTTATAGCCCTTTGCGAATTCTATACCTTTATAACTACTCATTATATAGTGATTTTTAGAACCTCTGGTGATTCGTACATGATTGCAGCTTGAGTTACGACTCCATTAATAGAGACAGTGAAATCAGAAGCAAAACCAGTACCTGTTAATTCAAAAACTCCATCACTATCAGCAGCGATAAGTGATACTCCCTGAACTGTGCCTGAAGTATCTTTCACTACAAGGTCGGCTTGTGTCAAAGAGGTGACTAATGAACCTCCTGCACAACCTGAACTCGCTTTAAATCGAATACTTGTTGATGAAGCTGAAACTTGTGTTAGTTGTACATCAAATATCCCATCCAAGTCAGTATCTGAAAGCTCTGATTTTACTATTACAGCATCAAGAACATCGTCTTTGTCTGCAAAAGTAATTTCTCCTTTAACATACGGTACCTTGTCCTTCGTTGCTCTTATTCTAGTAACAGTAAGAGACTTAATTCTTCGCCCTCTCACTTTAGTGTTATCAGAATCGAATATACCTGAGTAATCACCATCTTCGTTAAATTCGAATAATTCACTATAATCCCCTGAATTCTCATAAGACTTCAATGCAGCATAAGCGCATACGCTCAGATAGCATTCAAAAGTTATTTTCTCAACCCCTTTAGCGGTGATCTTAGAGAAGTTTCCACTTTCGAATTTGGTATCTTCAGTTGATGCATCTGCAAGTTCGTAAACAGCGAATAGAGGCACTAAATGTTTAGCTGCTATTGCTTCTTTCCATTTTTGAGGGTCTTTAAAGTCCCCTACATTTTCAAATTTGTAACCGTTCGAAATTACAGGAATTTGTAATTTCGATTCGATACATTGTTTTTTATACCCTGTGTTTTGAGGTGTTTTTTGTTCACCTCCACAAATTTCTACGTATGTGCTCATTTTTATAAAAATTTAATTAGTTAAAACAAGAAGATGCGTTATAGGTTAAGTCTCCTACAATCGCAAATACATGAAAAGGGTTTAAGTCGTTAAGTTTTATATTTTCAACATCAAACCCCTTAAAAACTTCTTCGATACCTTTCTCGATGCCCGTAATCTCAAATCGAGAAACTCCTTTTATAAGTTCAATAGCTTCCAATCTAGCTTCCATATCGCACCTATGCGTATAATCAGGATAAGCTTTTTTTAGGTCCACCATGAATACTATTTTAGTACTGTTTACAAACCTGATACCTTCTTTGGTATCTTCTTTCTCCGAATCAATAAAGAAGATACTAGCTGTTTTTTTATCGTTGGTCAGTACGTCTTTATACTCTCCATTTATGTAAGCTTCTGGAGCTATTTTCCCATTCTTAGAAGAGTTTCTATATACCCTTCCGAAAATATCGACATCCTTCCAAGAGATCTTTTTATCAATAGCTAATTGTAGCTTATTAATAGCTGTATCAATTCCAGCAAGGGTAGGGGCTTTATATATCATTGGCAGTTTCCGTTTCTCACTATAACCTCAAAAGGGAATAGCGATCTCTGTGCTTTCTTAATACTTTGACTTAGCTCAAAGTATATCCCTTTGGCTATATAATGTCCTCCTTCATTCTTAGCTCCGTTAAGCTCTACCTTTAGAGTTTGATAACTCATAGAAGCATTACGTTCTTCTGCATTCTTCCTATTAGTAGATATTAATAACTCAATTACTTTGATAGCTACTGTATAACCTATAACATCATCAAAAAGAGAAGCTTTATCGATTATTTCATTTGAGTAGTCTTTATTAAAATCATAGCGATAATGTTTGTCAAGAATAGATGTTAAAGTGGATGAAACGGCTTTCTTCTTTAGGTCTAGCAACAATTCATTAAAATCTTCACTATCCATGTTAACCTTTGGAACAGCCGAATAAATATTACCTATCTGGGCAAGTGAGTGATACCAGTCGAATGTTTTTCCTGATTCTGCCGTTTTGTTTTCAACGCTTAAATCGATAGAAAGGTCTGATGATAAATCAGACCAACCTATACGATTCACTAAAACATCTATTGCTTCTTGACTATACATATTATGCTGATTCTACGATGTTAGCATCAAATACTAAGATTTGTTCTTCACTAAGTTCATTGATACGTTTTAGTAAAGTTTCATCTTTATTGGTAGCTGTGGCAGTCTCTTTACCAGTAGCTTCATTAATAGCTGATATCACAGAAGTACGCGTATAAGCTGTCCCTTTGTAATCAAAGTTATCATCCCCCTCAGTTTGCTCGTCAGTTGCAGCTTCTTCTGAATCTAATAGATAGACCGAGCTTGGGTTATTTATTACAGGGACAACAAGAGCTTGAGAAGAAGTAAATTCAGCAAACGGTTCTTCTGTACTCCATTTTTTCAACAGAGTGAAACTTCCTGATTTAGCATAAGTACATTGCTTAGATTTTCTTGTCTCTTCAGCTAGTATACCGTATTGTAGCTTCCCTACTTTATTACTGGTTAGGAAAACTACATTGTTTTCTTCAAACGGAGTGTGTACAGTTCTTTTACCATCACGTTCTGTAGTCACTGTTCTGTCTACAACTATAATTTTTAGCCCAAATTTTCTCTGCATTAGAGAATTTACTTGCTCCATGTCTGGAGTTGGTATTTTATCTCCTACGAAGTTTTGACTAAATGCATATTGCTCTCTAGTTTGCTTACATTGAGCTAATCTATCATGAGCTGTATCTGACATCATCAAGTATTTAATAACATCTCCTTTTGCTTTAGCAGCTTTTATAATTCTCTTGATGTCGTCCATTGGAGTAGCGTTCTCAGAGTCTGTCCATGGCTTAATGGCTCCATATTTATTAGAGTCTTCATAACCATAATTAACACGAATACCTGTTCCTATATTATTCTCATCTTCTGCAAGAGCAACTCCTGTAGAAATACCTTGCAAGAACATTCTTTCAAGGTTTTCATGGATACCCATTATACATTTAACCTGATCGTTGAATATTTTATCAACTAATACAGAAGTTTCGACATTTCTAGCTTTTAGAACATCGAGATCAGACATTTGTTTTTCAGTTAACTGAAGTTTCATACCCATTTTTGGAATATCTCCAGAAGCTGATCCAAATGAGTCTCTCTTTTTCAAAGGAAGGCTCGAATCTAAAGCAACAATATCTGCTGAAACAATATTCGAGTTCACTTGTAAAGTTTGCCATTTTAGGTCAACACTTAGTTCTTCAGACAACATAGCCTTGTAGAGGTATGTTAATTCGATTTTCCCTCCATTGATTTTTTCATCAATGGATTTAGCGATTGCTATAAAGTATGCAGCAAAGGCTACAAATAGTGATTGATTCATAGGTTAGTCTTGTGTGAAACGGATTAATGGTAATGCTGTTTTTACAGCCGACAGGATGGATGTTATTCCATATTTAGAAGCGTTTTTGTTAACAGAGCCTCTAACAAGTATTGATACAAAAGGCTTTTTAGTTGATACACTTGATACAACAACTCCTTTATAAGTGTGAGAAGCTGGTAATGATCCATAGTTATCTCCTGAAACTGGCATAGGTTTTAGTTTCCCTGTGGCTGTTTCTTCTATTACGAGATGACCAGCAGGTATTACTTCAGGACTAAATCCTGTCGTATCTAGTGTTTTTCCTCCTGGTATGTTCTCTAGGTTAGCTATAATTACAATACTGTCATTTCCAGTATCAATTGTAGTTCCTTTGTTATTCAAATCAGCGGTAACTCCCGACATAATAATGATTTTTTAAATTAGACTTATTTAAATACTACTAACAACATTTGCGACTACATCTTCGTCTACTTTACTTGGAGTTGGGTTACCACCTCCAACAGGACCTGCATAATCGTTTTGATCAGCAGAATTTTGAACTAGTTCAGTATACTCATCCTCCAAACCTTTAATCTGGTCTTCAACAGGTGTTTCAGACTCAACATCAATCCTGTTTTTCCAGTTTTCTTTTGCTTTTTCAGGCATGCTTTTTAAAGCTTCAGATTTGTTAAACATTTCAGAAGCTGTTGCTTTCTTAGCATCGATTATTTTACCAGTTTTTAAAGCTTCTAAATCTGATTTAAGCGTATCATTTTGCTCAATCATTTTCTTAGCCCATGCTGGCACATCTTCTGAAGTGTCTGGTTTGTTTGCTGGGGGAGTAGCAGGCGGTGTAGCTGGAGGGGTTGGTTTTGGGTTGCTATTCTTTTCTAGATTCCGAATTCTATCGTCACCTTTCGCGATATCAGTAATATCCATGATTTCATTAAAATCATTAATTACTAAATCAATAGCTGCATCATCTGCATCATCCGCTGGTTTTTTAGAAAGTTTATCCGCTAATGCGTCTAACCTTACTTGTGATAAGTTAGCCTTAGGGAACAAAGCCTTAAGTCTATCAATCACTCTAGTTTTTTCTACTGCCATTTCTATTATTGTTAGTTAATTGTTTGAGTAACAAATATAATAAAAATAACTTTATTTAGAATTATTCTAAATAAGTGACGTGTAGATAAAAAAACACTCAAGCCTTGAGTGTTTTTTTTATTTAGTTAAGTTTAGTTATAAATAAATTATTTACAGCTTACACTGTGAAAGTATGGATATTCTTCATCTTTTTTAAAGTCAGACTTTAAAAAGTATCCAACCCTCATTATTGTATTCTCTTTAAATAGATAGTTTTTAATCTTAAAATTGTTAATTCCAGTTTTAGGAGCAAAAGCTTGGGAATATAAATGTGTATAATTATTATTATCAACACGTTCGTTTATTGTAACATAAATACATGCTATATCATTAATGATTTTTTCATCTTTAAACTTTAAACCAAAATTTAAATACTCAGAGTTTTTTTCTACCGGGCATACAAATATTATTTTATTAGTTTCTCCACTATATGTATATCCTTTGGATATTTCTTTTGGAGTATCAATTATTTCATTGTAGGAGTTAATATAATCGATATTATTTTCAGTATCTTCTATTGCTTGTTCTATATTTTTAAGGATATCTGTTTTATCACCAACTATAACTTCCTGTTTTTTTATTTCTTCAATTAAATTCTTATAATCTTTATTCTTATTTATAAGACTATCTAAAACTTCTAGTCTTTTTAATTTATCTGAGATAATACTATTATATATTTTGCTTTTATTTATTTCAGACTGTAACATTAATTCTTCAGTTTCAAGTCTATTTATTTTATCTTCATAATATTTTGAAATAATCATTACGCCTACAGACATAAACAAGACAGTATAAATAGGAAAATATCTAACCCATTTATTCTTAATTGCTCTTGGATTTGTTTGTTCTTTTGTTTTAAATAAGTATGTACTAAATAACAACAAAGAAAGTAAAAGAGGTATTATGTAAACTAAATCAATTATCTCCATCTTTATCGTTTGAATTATTATTATTATTATTTGTTAATAATGCTATTAAAGTTCCACTCCAACTAATCCCAGCAAAAAATGATGTCTTTAGATTAACTGGCTCTATTACCATACAGGCAATTAATGTGCCAATCAACGGTAAAATAATTAGATCAACCCGATAGTAAAAGGTATCCGACTTATACGGAATTATTTTTTTCAAGAATGGTATTGTTCCTTTAAAATCTTTTGAATAAAGAGACAAGAAGTGGGCGCTGATAGCTCCTAACCATGTCTGAAAATATATGCTGCCAATAAAATCTAAAATTTCTTCCAATTTATTATCTACATTTGTTAACAAATGTAGATAAATTTTTACAGTATTAATCTTTTTGTTTTATACCTATATTTAAGTTTTCTTTTTTAATAAGCTCAAGCTCTTCCTCGGTATCTGGGTTTATATCTAATTGCTTTACTGCTGTTTGAGTACTCACAAGGCCAGATGATTTAAGTTGGGTCATAATGCTAGCAGCTTCTTTTAAATCGTCAGGTAGAATAGAGTTAAACTCAATTTCGTAAAATAAGCTTTCAGAAAGAGATCTCATAGAGGTGTTAGTTGAGGTTATCACTCCACCAATTATTATATTAACTATTCTCTCGATCATAGTTCTGTTTTCTCCTTCATTCATAGAAGCTTTTGTTATAGCATCTAAAAACATAAGTTTTAAAGCTATTCCAGACACGCTGCTGATACCTTTTACATTATCAAATGAAAGGTTCGGGGTAGATGATATTGAGTATATAAGAGACTCAATTGTTTCTATTTCTAACTTGCAGCTATCTACTGCATTATCTGCATTTACAAATTTAGCCTCGCCGTGTATAGGTTTTCCTGACTCTGGATCGACATCTATAGGAAAGTTTAAAACTTTTCCATTTTCGTCTTTATCGGGAAAATCCTTAATCTTTCCGAAGATCTGTAAAATAGGGTAAGCCGAATAATCATTTGATCCGCCTAGTTTTGATAAAGTAGTTTCGTAACGATCAATAAGTTCGCGCACATCAAACCATTCTGGCTCATCTTGAGAAGTATAAACGATTGGTATGCGGTCAAATCCATGCGATTTGGTTTCTTGAAGATCTAGTTTACCTGATTCATCACTATAACTATAACAGTTTGTTTTATCCCAAACTCTCACATTCTTAATAGTCTTATCATTACTATTTACCGTTGTATATTCCCACATGAATAGAATCATATCGTCAAAATCGTCAAAATAAGGTGTCATAGTTCCTTTGGTATTATCCAGAACTTTTACTTTTATTTCTGTATTTTGTTTTTTCAGACCTACTTGAGTTAAAACTTTATTAAGTATTGAGCTCGGCTTAATAGGCTGAATATAAAACTGAAAAGCTCCTTGAGTTTCGGACTTCTTTAATCTTACAGCTTTTTGAATCAAGTTATCAACTCGATTAATCTTCCATATTTTTTTTATTAATACGGAAAGGTTGTTTTCTTCAGAAGGTATTAATGTAATAGGTTTTCCTACTTCGAAGGAACTTGATGTTTGTACTATTTTTTTAGCAAAATTTACAGGGATACGAACGGCTGTTACTGTTCGTGATCTTTCACCTTCACCAACCTTTTTGTCTTTCTGCGTTTTATCAATTTGCTCCTTCCTTAAAGACCTGTCATGATTAACGTACTCTTTTCTATAGTTAGTTATTTTTTCAGCTTTTTCAGAACCTGTCTTTCTGATTTTATCGATTGCTTTCTCAGGGTCTGCTGTGAGTAGTTTTAATATAGCTTCCATAGTTGGTTTAGTAGTTTATTCTCTTTATAACTTCTTCTTTTGTTTCGTATATACCTGGTTCTTGATTATGCATTATGTGCCCATAGCGTGCAGCATCCCACATGTGATTCCATTTGTCTATGGGTTGATTAATAGCTATTCCAGCTATTTCTTTCATCTTGTAATTTTGTTGTTCTTTTGTAGCTTCCTCGTGTAAGTGATTCTTTATGATATGAATCTTTTTCTTCTTCATAGAATTAAGCCAAAACATTACAGACCTTGTCTTTTTTATTTTAGTAGCATTTTTAAAGCCTAACTTTCTAAGGCCTTTAACCATTTCAATAGTACCTTTATTCTCACCAGTATATTTATCAGAAGAGTCGCAAGGGATAATATCTCTTTCTTTATCTACTCCTAAGCTAATGAATAGTTAACTTAAGTCTTCAGGGGTTTCAATTGGCTCATAACATAATAACTCTATCCAAATATTATATTCATCCTCTGCATATTTGACAAATGCATTAGGGTCCGTTGTAAAGCCAAAGTCATTAGCATAAATAGGGGCTTTTTCTTTCGGGAACTTATCAATCCATTCAACGTATGGGAATATCACACCTTCCATAGCCCCTCTAAGGCCGAGCCCGTAAACTTTCCACATAAACTCGTCTGAAGTTTGGTTTGTTATATTGGTAGGGTGGAGTGGAGGTTGGTTTGTCTTTGTTATAGGTTCAACTTTTCCAGTTTGCTTATTGTAACACTTTATAATATTGTCTTTAACAATGTATGAACCTGGTTTCCATGGTTCGTATGAAAGGACCTTGTTCTTTTCTTGAGGAGATATAAATCGATTGTCTTTATACGTAGTACGTAAGAAGGCAACATCGGGTCTCGTTAGTACTTTATTAAAAAACCAATGTTCAGTAACTGAAGGGTTATAGTCTGCCCACCAGAATTTTCTGCAACGCATTTCTGATTGATCAAATATTGAGTTTTCAATAAACATCATCTCGTTAAAGAAAGCATAGTCGCAACCTCCACCATGTTTACCGTCACCTAGAAAGTAAATAGTACTATTATTTATTTTAAAGCTCTTTATCTCTTTTGCCTTATGAAAGGGGTTGGGCAAGGCGAAATCATCAAGACGGCGCTTGAAATCATCATATAGGGTGGTTTTAAATTCATTATATGTTTCCCTATAAATATTTATTGTACATGACTTCTCTACATAAAGGCAAATCCAAATAATAATATCAATACTACTCCATGTTTTTCCGGACCTAGAAGAACCTTCTAATGCAGCACCTCTTTTTCCATCAACAAGTTCATTGTCGTTATTATACTTCTGTTTTTTGATTGAATGATGAAGTAGCTTATAGTTTGGATTAGTATTTTCATTAATAATATTGAGGTTATTACGCACTTTATTAATATCTCTTTCCTTCAAAAGAGTTTCTAGTTCTAATATTTCAGTATCCGTTAACAAATTAATTTTATTTATTGTTATTCTCTTCTTTATTTTCGATGAACACATCCTCGTCTTTTAAATGAATAGCATAGCTATCATCTTCTGTAGTTTCAGCAAAGTCTAAAACTGCACACCCTATAAGTTCTGGGTCTGTTGTCTGTGTACCATTTATAAATATTGCACCGTTGTTAATTGTTATCATTTTTTAGAGGGTTTTATATATTGCAAATAAGTTGTAAAATATGCTACTGTGTTTTTAAAAAAATACTAGCCATTGCTTAATTTACTTCTTAATGCTTCTAGACGTTTTTCTTTTTCAGGATTCCAACCCTCTCCGAGATCAATAGTTTTCTGTTTATTGTCTTTTTCATATCCTCCAAAGTGCTTCATAAGCTTTTCAACAACGTTTAGTTTGTCAAAGAGCTTTATTTTCTTTGTTTGACCAATTACTGTTGACTTTTTGTCCGACAGGTCCTTTATTTCTTCTATGCTAAGTTCTGAGATCATAAGTCTCGCTTTCTTAGGAATGTCTTTTATGTTTTTTAATTTTCCTGTGTCATCATACAAGTCTGCAATATCAAACCTGAGCATATCTGATAAAGAACCAACAATTTCATCAATAGTAGCTTGATTACGGTCTTTCAGTTCTTCTTGTAACTGTTTTATCCTTACCGCTACATTACCGTTGCTAGCAAGCTCATTTGCTTTTACATGAATAGTGTTTGGCTTCATGTTTTTAGTAGAGTAAGCCTCTCTATAAGCAGCTGATTTATCACCAAGTTTTATATAGGCTTGCGCAAACGCTTCTTGCTTTATTGTTAACTTGTTTTCTCTCATACAACAAAAATAGCAAAATATGTTTTTAAGTAATATAATATGTGATAAAAACATATATATCGTAAGATTTATGTTTTTTAAAAAAATATTGTATCAGAATAAAAATGATGATGTAAAGGAAAAATATTGTATAATTGAACAAGAAATAGATGAGAAACATTAAAAACACACTGTATGCGTAATACATTGTCTTATGAAGAAATAAGTGATGGCACTCATTTTGAAGAGCTCGTTGCTGCATATTTTAGAGATATTAAAGAAGATAAAAATAACAATATATCAAATGTTGACTTAATTCAGAATGGTATTGGTTCTGATGGAGGTGTAGATATTTTAATAGATTTTTCAATAAGTGATGATATAAAAATATTTAAGAGAAGATGGATAGTACAATGTAAATTTTGGGATAAAAATATTCCAGCATCGGCTATAAATACTATTAATATCCCAACATTAATACATTCTTACAAAGCATCAGGTTACTTACTGATTTGTAAAAGCAATCCTACAGAAACTGTAACAAAGCTTTTTACTCGTTTAAATGACGAATGTAGATATAATTATCATTATGAATATTGGGATGGAAGACAATTTCTTCAGAAGCTAAAGATTAGAAGAAGTCTTTTTGAAGTGTTCTTTCCTGATTATAATGAGTTTTTAACTTCTAAATTACCAACACAATGATCAATGTATTTCTTTCATATTCATTAAATGATCAAGATGAATATATTCTGTCATTATTAGCAAATGAACTTCAAAATAAAGGATGTAGTATATCTCAAAGTAGCGATTTTAATGAAAAGCTAAGTCCTTTAACTATTAATAGTATTAATAATTCACAATTAGTTATTGGTTTAGTTACTGGTAAATCTATGGAGAGACAAAGAGTTATGAATGAGTGGGAAACTGCTCTTAACTCCAAAATTCAAACATTATTAATTGTAGAGGATATAGTCCCAATAGATTCCAACTTCAGACACCCTATCATTTCATTTTCGAGAAACAATCCTGAATTAGCAATTAATAAATTAGAGGACGAAATCAATAAGATGGAGAGTAAAAAGGATAAAGGTTCAAATGCAGCTGCCTGGATAATAGGTGGTGCAGCAGTTTTAGGGCTAATAAGTTTGTTGTCAGGAGATTCTAAAAAATAA